CGCTTTTTAGAAGCTCCATCTTTGTCCGTATATTCCGAAACTGGTGCTTTTACATAGTAACGAATTGCCATATTAACTACCTTTCATTAGATTAACTTCTACTGCCACTTCATCAAGAAACTTCTTAACTTCTGCTTCCATTTCAGCAATGTAATCATCTTCTCGCATTACTCGCTTAATGAATAACCTACTTCTTTCAGGCATTCTTGGGTCAAAAGACACAAAGTCGCACCAAGCTCTGCCTGTGCAAGCCATTTGAGCTTGCATTTGAATGTAATATTTGGTCGGAGGCCCATCATCTTTAATGTAAGACCAATGAGTTGCTGAATTGGGGCATTTTATTTCCACAAGACCATTATTATTAATAAGGCCGTCAGGACTACAACCAAACCACTTGATGCTAGGATGCTCAACAAACCCAACCTGGTCAACGAAATTCCCTGAAACCACTTCATAAGCAACTCGAGCTTGAGCTTCATTATCTATTCCCCATTGCATTGCATCATTTGTAAAGCCTTCCTCAACTACACCAGTTACCCTTTGAATAGCCAGCTTGATTAAGTAATTGCCTCTAGAGGCTGATACGCCGCTTTTTGTCTTGGCTAATACATCAGCAACTCCGCTGGCTGTTACTTTGCCCAAGCGAATCTTTAGCCATTCCTCAGAGCCTTGCTCAATGCCGTTATAAACAGCAATTCTGTCCTCTGTTACAAAAGTTGTCATTTCTCACTTGCCTTTCTTAGTATTTCCATTGAATACAACAATCCAGCCAAAAATCCTGCAACAACAAAAAATGTTATATGCAATCCAATTATCAGATATATCATTTCTCACTTGCCTTTCTTAGTATTGCTCTAGCAAACCGCATAATAAAATTATCGTAACCAACATTTTTTAAATGGCATTGTGCTTGAATGTGTCGTATTTCCTCATCTGTTAGTTGCTTTCTAGCATCACAACGAATACATCCTTGTTTGCAATACTGACATTCTGTGTCTTGTTCTTTTACTGGATGGGTATAGAGTGGAATACTGTATTCCTGTGACCAATTTTTTGATATTGCGTAATCAGGGTTTTGGTGCATCCACGCTACTGGTTCATTGTTCATGCTAATTGCTCTTTCTTAGTATCTTTAGCGTTGGCAATTAATTGAACTGCGTTTTTATCTTTACTTAAAGCGGCATAAGCTTTGCCATAAACAGCTTTAAGTTCATCAATGGTTGTGCAATTATTGATTGAATCTACCCATAAATTAGATTCAGCGGTTAAATCAACTGGTTCTTCTGTAGGCAAATCCTCACCAGCGTAAATGTATAGCCCAATACCGAACAGACTGATACACTTTGTAAGACAGCGCATCATTGCTGTATTGACATCCATTGCATTTGGATTAGGTATAGCTTTGTTCCGAGAATCAATAACAGGCATCTGACAGGTCATAGATTTGCCCATAGCTGTTACTGTGCAAAAAACCATTAAGGTTTCATTAAAGTAAACATGGTCACCAAATGTCCAGGTTGCTGTAGGATCATTTTGTAAAAGCTGATCTACGGCCCATGTCCAGGATAGGTAAGTAAACTTGCCTTTCTTTTCGGTATGCTCATTTACATTGATTGTGCGTAATTCGTTAAATGTTTTCATCACTTTCTCCTTAATATTCAAGTTGAGCTTGGTTCATCATGTCGCATTGGTTATTGATAAGCTGGCGAACCAAGCCATCAATCATGTGTTTTGCATGAAATTTGTTGTAATCAGGTGAATCTAAGAAATTCTTTAAAACAACTAAAGAACTAAAGACCTCATCAATTTGGTCATACATTTCATAACAAGCTATTTCAACATGGCTTAATTTAGCTACTTCTGAAGCTGTTTCTTTTGTAGTCATCACTTTCTCCTTAATATTGACCAGTTACTTTGCCAGTTGCAAAATTTTCCATGTATTCGTAAGACATATTCCACAGCTTACGACCTAAAGCTTCAAAGTCACGCTTTTCCAAAGCTTGCTCTATAAAAGCAATATCGTCTTTGTTTTGAGTTGCGGCAAAAGCATCGTTGAAGTTTTCCCATTTGCAAGGGTTGTATTCATCCTTCATGAGATCGGCTACTTCAGCTTGTAGCTCGTCTGAATCCATGTAGTCATCTTCAGGCTCATACCATCTATCGTGCATATTCATTCCCATTTTATTCTCCTGTCATCACTTAATCGGTTGGATATTCTCTATTGCCTTTAGAGCAATTTAAAGAGCTATCCAATAATTGCAAATTAGCCCAACAATGTAAACCACATACATTTTTGCCTTTTAAAGGAACAATATGGTCTACTTCAAAGCCCCATTCTTTAGCTTTTTTATAAACTAAAGCTACTTTTTCTTGTTCAAACCATAAAGGAATTGCTTGTTGCTTTCTTGCAATTCTGTTCATGTCTCTATTTCTGTAAATTTCTCTATTGTTTTCTAAATGCTTTCTGTTAGTAATTTTTACTTTTTCTGCATTAATTTTTTTATAGGCATTTGTTTTTTTGCATACTAAATCAGCGTTTCTTGCGTAAGCAACTCTGTTTGCAATTCTTCCGCACAATTTGCAATAATTTTGCAATCCGTCTTTATGGGCTTTGTTTTTGTTAAAAAGGTCTAATGCCTTTGTTTCTTGGCATTTTGTACAAAACTTCATATTAAAACCCTCCATAAACAAACATGGCGGCTAACAATACGCCTAAAAGAATTACACCGATTGCGTCTAGTAATTTCATTTTTACTTCCCTTCATCACTTGTTGAACTGAAACCAGTATATACCAAAATTAAGGTTTGCAACAGGTATTTCTCACTATTTTTATAGGGACTTTCCCTAATACCTATGTTTTCTTGATGTTTTGGTATATGATAGCCCAAAAGGAGATAAATATGAACCCAATGGACTTATTAAAAATTGAATTTGGAAGTTTGGTGAATTTAGCTGAAAAGCTGGGAATTAAGCCAAACACTATCTATTTATGGGGACAAACCAATGTTCCTTTTAAATATTTAAAAACTATTGAGGAGCTTACAGACTACAAATTAACTAGAGAAATGCTTAGACCTGACCTTTTCAAAAAGGACTGAAATGCACTACTATTCCCACAACATAGCGGATTATCGTAAAGATACTTCCCATTTAACATTGCTAGAGCATGGTATTTATCGCCAGCTTTTAGACAGCTATTATTTAGATGAAATGCCGCTTTCTAACGATCTTGCAAAACTTATGCGTTCGCATAGCGTTCGTAGTGCGGATGAACAACAGTCGCTTCAAAATGTATTAACAGACTTCTTTGAATTAACTGAAAATGGGTATATTCATAAGCGATGCGATGAAACTATTACTCAATATCATGGCAAATCTGACAAGGCAAGAGCATCTGCGATGGCTCGCTGGACTAATAATCATAAAGGTTCTGATGCGAACGCAATGCAAACGCATACCGAAGGCAATGCTAACCATAAACCAATAACCAATAACCATAAACCAATAAAAAACATACAGCCTATCGGCTTTGATATTTTTTGGAGTGCATACAACAAAAAAGTAGGTAAACCCAATTCAATAAAGCAATGGGCAAAAATCAACCCTGATTCTGAGTTGTTAAAACTAATCGTCATTAAAGCAACTGATGATGCAAGAGCCAAACCTGATAATAAGTTTAGGAAAGACCCTGAACGCTGGTTAAAAGGACAACATTGGCTTGATGAAGTAATTGTTTCACATGAAACATCTAAGGAATTGCCATTGGGCAATGAACAGCAGATCGAAGCGGCTTATAGGGCTGAGTGCGGTGATCCTGCTAAGTCTAGGTTTAACAGTTATTACGAAATGAGAGCTTTTATTGTTGCCCAGCGTGAAAAAAGGAAGGCGGCTTGAATGAAGAACGCTATCGCCATCAATGCGCTGTTCGCCAACTAATCATGTGGCGAAGGCAATGGGGACTCAAAGCGTTTAGGGAATATATGAATAAATACAAAGAAAAGCTTGGATGGCAATTAATAAGAGATTTTGAAGATCAATGGACTAAAGGCAACAGGGCTGACGAAAAAGGAGAATGGAAATGAATTTAGAGCAATTAACGGAAAACAGGGTGGAAGAAGCCTTAATTAAGCTTTCCAGCACAGATGAAAGCCATGCGGCATGGGCTGGTCAGGTTAAATACCTTGAGGAAGGCTTAAAACAGGCTAAGAGCCATTCTTTCCTATTGGCTGAGGGCACAGTAGCAGAAAGAGAAGCAAAGGCTCTATCAAGCGATAAATACGCTCAAGCGGTATTGGCTTGGACTGAAGCTTTAAAGGCTTTTAAGAAAATAGACAATGAACGCAACCATGAAATGCGAATTATTGATATTTGGCGCACTTTATCTTCCAATCGTAGACAGGGGAATATGTAATGAAAGACTTTAGTTTGCCGTACATCACAGCCAAACGGCTTTTAGATGAGTATTACCAAGCCATGATTGCCCAAGATAAGGCTTTGGCTTGCCAAATTGCCAATAATTTAGTGGAAATGACCCTTAAATTGGAAGATGTAGCTCATGCAGATTAAAAAGTTTGACCAGGCTTTGCATGATATGTACGACCCTCCAGCCAGGGCCGCAGTTGCGGCTTGGGTAAAAATGAAATGGGGCTTTGATTCTAAAGATAATCCTGACATTTACGGCACAGACCTTATTTTGGGTAAAAATGGCATTAGAGTAGGATTTGCTGAAGTTGAGGTGAGGCAATGGAATCCTGTATGCCCTTTTGATACTATTCATGTTCCTATGCGTAAAAAGCATATGCTAGAAGTACCTAAAACGCTATTTTTTGCATTAACTCAAGATATGACTCATGCTTATTGGATTAAAGGCGAAGAAGCTTTAAAGCATCCTTTATGGGAAATGAAGGATTTAACTAAACATGAAGCTTATTTTGATGTACCAAAGCATTTATTTCATTATGTAGATTTAACCGAGCCATTTTAAGGAAAAATTAATGAATATTGTTTCTTATGGGGCTGGGACAAACAGCACAGCATTGTTAATAGAAATGTTAAATCGTGGAATTCCTTGCGATTTAATAACTTTTGCTGATACAGGTGGAGAAAGACCTGAAACTTACGAATATATGCGGATGTTCAGCGATTGGCTTGTAAACAAAGGTTTTCCAGCCATTGTTTATGTCAAAGCTGAAACTCCAAGCAAACATATGGGTCTAGAACAATTTTGTCTTGGTCATAAAACATTGCCATCTATAGCTTTTGGGTATAAAAAATGTAGCCAACAATTCAAAGGTGAGCCGCAAGATAAATATATTAAAAATCATCCTATGGTTCAAGAAATATGGGCCAAAGGTGAAAAAGTAAATAAATATATTGGCTACGATGCTGATGAGCCCCACAGAGCAAATCGTGTTTTAGATGAAAAAATAACCAATAAATTCAATATGCAATACCCATTAGTTGAATGGAATATGGGTAGAGATGAATGTATTGAATCTATTAAAAACGCTGGATTACCATTGCCAGGAAAATCAGCTTGTTTTTTTTGCCCAAGCTCCAAACCTAGAGAAATATTGCAAATGGCTAAAACTCATCCTGATTTAATAAAAAGGGCTTTGGAGTTGGAGGAAAACGCAAAAGCTAGTTTTACGGCAATTAAGGGTTTAGGCAGGAATTGGTCATGGAAAGAACTTATTGATTCAGATAATGCTCAAATGAAAATGTTCACAAATGAAGTGCCTTGTGAATGTTACGATGGCGAATAATGAACAAATCGGAAAGAGAGCATTATGCAAAATTGGCACGATTGGGCTGTATATTGTGCAGGCAAAAAGGCATTACCGATACCGATACCGAAGTCGAAATTCACCATATTAGAAGGTACGGCGGCAAGCGTTCCCTTGCACCTGCAGTCCCCTTATGCGCTTACCACCATCGTCTTGGAGATTCCAGTTATCACTCGCTTGGGGCTAAAGGATTTGAGTCTTATTGGGGCATAAGTCCTGAACGGCTTGTAGAATTGACAAATGACCTATTACAAGAAAAGAGTTGATGAAAACCAAAAAACCATTGTGCATACTTTTATTGCGCTTGGAGCAAGTGTTCTCAACTTGTCTACTGTTGGCAGGGGCTGTCCTGATTTACTTATTGGGTATCGTGGTAAATCTGTACTTGTTGAAGTAAAAGCCTTAAAAGGCACTTTTACTGATCCACAAATTAAGTTTATGAAAGAATGGCGTGGTGGCCCAGTTAGCAGAATAGATTCTGTTGATGCCGCTATAAGATTAATCAAAATGCTTGACATGGCTTAAAATCAACCTAAAATTAACTGACTGCAATTTTGCAGACTTTTTAGCTAAAAGGATTTAATTATGGCAATGGGCAAAACATCAAACCCAAATTCAACTGCTGGTATTCCAGCTAAAGGCGTAGTTGTGCCTAAATCTGCTGGAAAAGCAGATATGTCAGGCGAGCGCATGGAAAAATCGCATCGTGGCGGTGTCGCTATGGGCAAAGAAGATGCTATTGGCTCTGATAAAGAGTTTAATACAGGTCGTACTGCTGGTATCTGTTATGACCACAAACGCACTTCTTACGCTTCTGAAGATAAATACGAAAAAAAGTATTAAAAAGCGAAAGCCCTAATGGTGAAGGAACACTAGGGCTTTCTAACCAAACAAATAATCGGAGTATTTGATGGCTGATTTAAACGATAAAGAAACTTGTAATTGTTGTAAATTTTTTTCTTTAGGCGATAGAAGCATGGGGCTTTGTCATAGATACCCTAGTGCTATAAATACCTCAACTAATAACTGGTGTGGGGAATTTGTGCTTTCCGAAGAAAGTTTGACTTTAGAAGCTTTAGTAAAAGCCATGACTGAGCCAGTATTAATCTCCGAGCCTAAAAAACAAAGAGGAAGGCCAAAAAAAGCATGAAACTTAAACCAATGTTGGACAAAATCGTTGTAAAACCTGATGTAAGAGAGCTTTCTAGCATCATTATTGTTAATAACAAAGAAGTAGAAAACATGGGAACAGTCATTGCTGTAGGGCCTGGCAAGAAATTACCCAATGGGCGCAGAGAAGATATGCCTGTAGAAGTAGGAGCTAGAGTTCGCTTTGGTACTATGAACGATGATCGTGGCGAAGAATACTTAAAATACTTTAAATACGAAGAAGATGGCATCAAATACTTGGTAATGTCTTGGCAGGATGTGTGTTTTGTGGAGGCTGAAAATGCTTAAAAAACTAACAACTTGGGTAAAAGAGCTATTTTTCTACCCACCTGAGCTTAAAGAAATGCAAAAACAAGCTTTAGAAACAAATCGTGTTTATGAATCCGCCTTGCAAAAGGCTAAACCAGCCTTAAAAAAGGCTACTACAAGGAGCAAAACTGTGCCTCTCAAAAAATCAACCAGCAAAGCCGCTTTTAAATCTAATGTAGCCAAAGAGATCAAAGAAGCTGGAAAACCAGTTAAACAGGCAGTCGCCATTAGCTATGCCGTTAAAAAAGAAGCTCAAAAAGCAAAATCTAAGAAAAAATGATACAAAAACATAAATTTTCTAATAATGGAACATTGCCAGCCAATTTAAAACTTAATCAAAGGCGATACGATTCTAAGAAAAAATATGGACTTTCTTTAGAAGAAGCGGAAAAACTTAGAAAACAGCCATGTGAAATATGTGGAGTAAAAGCTTCTAAGATGTGTATTGACCACAAAATACCTAGAACTTATAGAGGTGTTTTATGTCAGCAATGCAATACCAGACTTGGATGGTTTGAAAAATATTTAGAAACAATTATGGATTACATAGAAAGAGGCCCACAAAATGATTAATTTAAAACTAGAACTAGAAGAACTTAATACCATCCTAAAACACTTAGGAAACGGCATTTACACAGAAGTAGGTCAAATCATTGCCAAATTGCATGGTCAAGCCCTTCCACAAGTGCAAAAACCTGAAGAAGAAACTTCGCCAACTGAAAGCGCAGAATGACCAGCCCAAATATCTATGTTCCTTATCCAACTCCACAGGATGAGCAACAACTTCAAGCCGATGTCAGCGCAATCGTATATCAGCCAGGTGTTCCACAAGAGCTTCAAGACCAATATACAAACATGATTAATAGTCCTACTTTTGTAGATGATGTAAACGAAGCAGAGGCTAATAGTGACTCTATGGCAAATGAGTAATAGAATGTGCTTAAATAATAGGCAACTTGTGCTTAAAAAATAGGCAGATAAATCAAATATATGGGAATCGAGTCGAATATTTCTAAAGGTGGACAACCTGGCAATGAAAATGCTAGGAAGGGAAAGCTGTTTTATGGAGAGTTGCGTAAGACTCTTGTGCAGAATGATGCCCTTAAATTAAGGCAGATTGCTGAAAAGCTGGTGGAATCGGCTATTGAGGGTGAGCCTTGGGCCGTCAAAGAAGTCATGGATCGCATGGATGGAAAGCCATTACAAGCTACTTCTATTGAGAATCCTGATGGCACAGCTATTACTGGAATCCAAGTAACCTTTGTAAAACCTAGTGAGTGAAGCCCTTAACGACATCATTTCCAAGGTTGAGTTTCCTGCGAAACTCTCCATCCTTTTTGATTCTGCTCGTTACAAAGTTCTTTATGGTGGTCGTGGTGGTGCTAAGTCTTGGGGCATTGCTCGTGCTTTGCTTATTATTGGGGCTAGGAAACCTACTCGTATCCTTTGCGCTCGTGAGTTTCAAACATCTATCAAGGATTCTGTTCACAAGCTGTTAAGCGACCAAATAGTTACAATGGGACTGACTGAGTTTTATGAGATTACTCAAAACTCCATTAGAGGCAAAAACGGCACAGAATTTAGCTTTGTAGGCTTAAAAAACAATGTGGCAAACATAAAATCTTATGAAGGTTGCGACATTGCGTGGATAGAGGAGGCTCAGACAACTTCAAAACTTTCCTGGAATGTTTTAATTCCTACAATCCGAAAAGAGGGTTCGGAGATATGGATTAGCTTTAACCCTGAGCTAGAAACAGATGAAACTTATCAGCGTTTCATTGTTAATCAGCCTGAGAACTGTATAGTCCAGCGTGTTAATTGGTCAGACAATCCTTGGTTCCCTGAAACATTAAGGCTGGAAAAGGATTCTCTTAAAAACCGAGATATTGAAGCGTACAACACAGTCTGGGAGGGCGTATGCCGTCAAACTGTAGATGGAGCTATCTTTGCTAGAGAGATGCAACAAGCTGAGTTTGAGCAAAGAATTACTAGAGTGCCTTATGACGCTACCAAGCCTGTGCTGGCTATTTTCGATATTGGGTGGGCGGATGCCACAGCTGTATGGTTTTTGCAGTTTGTGGGCATGGAAACCAGGCTGATTCGATACTACGAAACAAATCAGACCACCATGAGTGAAATCTTAGCCAAGATGCAGACATTTGGTTATGTATATGAAACGCTATATTTGCCACACGATGCTCAAAACAAGACTTTAGCGGCTAATGGCAGAAGTATTGAAGATATAGTCAGAAACGCTGGATTTAATGTTCGCATCATTGATCGAGTGCCTATTGCTGACTCTATTAATGCCGCAAGAACAATCTTTAGTAAGTGCTATTTCGATAGAGAAAACTGCTATGAAGGGCTACAATGTCTCAGACATTATCGGTATGATGTTGATCCTGAAACAGGAAGATTTAGTCAAAAGCCGTTGCATGACAATTACAGTCATGGAGCAGATGCTTTTAGATACATCGGTTTAATGATTAATGAGCCTAAAAAGCCCAAGCCAAGAAAAATAAGTTACCAAGCTGGTAGCTGGATGTCGTAAACTATTGACAAATATGATATAAGGATTACCTATGGGTATCTACGATTCAGAATACGCAGACGATGACGAATCAGGCATCATTGAAGAAGCCAAAGAATTCCTTCGTTTTTGCTCCGATAACGACTCCAATAATCGAGTTGAAGCCCTTGATGACTTAAAATTTGCTGGTGGAGATCAATGGCCTGTTGAGATTCAGAATAGCCGTCAGCTTGAATCTAGACCTTTCCTTACCATCAACAAGATTGATGCCTATTGCCGTCAGATAGCCAATAGCCAACGCCAGCAACGACCACGCATTAAAGCGCATGGCATGAATACAGATTCTGATGAAAAGATAGCTCAAATCATTACAGGTATTTGCCGCCATGTAGAGGAACAATCTGATGCTGATGCCGCTTATGACAATGCTTTTGATTTTGCAGTTCGTATGGGTTGGGGCTTTTGGCGTATTACTACTGACTATGTACGACCTGACAGCTTTGACCAAGAAATCTATATTAAGCGGATTGAAAATCCATTTATGGTCTACTTTGACCCTAATAGTAATGAACCTGATGGTTCGGATGCCGAAAAATGCTTGATTACTGAAGTTGTCAGCAAAGAAGTATTTAGAAAAATGTATCCTGATGCCGAAACAGATGCAGGGTTTACACCTAGAGGCACAGGCGATAGCCAATCAGAATGGATTACTAAAGAAGATATTCGTATTGCTGAATACTTCTATACCGAATACAAACATACAAAACTGGTGCTTTTAAGCGATGGCACTACAGTTTATGAAGATGAAATGCCAACTCAAGACATGATGCTTGCCGCTGGTATTTATGAGGTTAGCCGCCGTATTACTGTTAAAAAGCAGATTAAATGGTGCAAGCTAACTGGTATGCAAGTGCTAGAAAAGCGTGATTGGGCTGGTAAATACATTCCTGTTGTGCCTGTTTATGGTCAGCAACTCATTATTGACAGTAAAAAGAAGAAGTTTGGCCTTACTCGTATGGCTAAAGACCCACAAAGGATGTATAACTTTTGGTCTACAGCATTAACAGAGTCCGTAGCTCTTGCTCCTAAAGCGAAGTGGTTACTAGCTGAAGGTCAGGATGAAGGTCATGAAGATGAGTGGAATCAGGCAAACATTAAATCTATGCCTGTATTGCGTTATAAGCAAACAGACAGCGAAGGTAGACCAGCTAATGCTCCTACAAGATTACAGCCTGAACCACCTCCTGTTGGTATTACTACAGCTTTAGAAGGCTTGAATGCCGATTTAATGGCTGTTGTGGGCATTTATGACCCAAGCCAGCTTCCACAAGGCAATCAATCAGGCAAAGCAATTCAAGGTCAGCAGTCCCAAGTGGACATGACCAATTTCCATTACTACGACAATTTGACTCGTTCTATCAAGCAAACTGGTCGCATTATTCTTGACTTGATTCCCCATGTTTACGATAGCGAGCGTTGTTTGCGCATTATTGGCGATGATGGCAAAGGCGAAATTGTTAATCTGAACCAAAAAACTCAAGATGAGCAAGGCGTAGAAAAGATTTTGAACGATGTAACTGTTGGGCAATACGATGTGGTCATGGAAACAGGGCCTGGATATAACAGCAAGCGTCAAGAAGCAGTTGAATCTATGGTGCAAATGCTGGGAATTGACCCTCAGTTAATGCAACAAGCTGGTGATTTGGTCTTTAGAAATATGGACTTTCCAGGTGCAGACATCATTGCTGATCGTTTGGCAGCAGCTAATCCGTTGGCTCAAATTGACGATAAGTCTGAAATTCCGCCTCAAGCTCAGATGATGATTAAGCAAGGTCAAGATACTATTCAGAAGTTGCAACAGCAAATTCAGGCTATGCAAATGGATATGAAGTATGGTGCTACTGTTGCAGAGCAAAAAGAACAAGCGCAAACTCAGAGAAAAGCAATGGATGTTCAGGCTCGCAAAGAAGATGCTCAGTTGCGTACTGAAACTCAGGCTCATGACACAATTATTAAGACTGAAACTCAGAAAGAAATTGAGCAAATGAAAGCTCAATTAGCGATTTTGATGGCGCAGATGGATTTGCGTTCAGAAAGAGCCGCTATGGAAGAAGCAGTTGAGCGTGGTATTTAATCGGAGAAAAATATGCCAATCGTAACAAGTCAAAACATAGCAGAATGGAAAATGAAGGAAATGGCTCGTAGAGCAGGGAAGAAGTTTGAACCTGAACAACCAGCTAATCCATTCGTAGGATTAGATAAGTCACAAATCAAAGAGCAAAAGGTTCTTTTGAAGGAAGCAAAAAAGGCTTTAAAATCGGAAAAAGAATAAATAGACACAAATTAAATTTAGTAGTATTTTTAACTTAAATCAGGAGCTTGAGAAATCATGGCCGATACAGAAGCAAGAGAAGCACAAAATGTAGTAACTAGTAATAATGCGGCAGATTTTTATGCAGAAAGATTAGGTTTAGCTGAAGATGCTCCAACTGAGGCTGTAGAAAATACAGAGCCAGAACAGGAAATCCAGAGTGAACCAACGGCAGAGGAAGAAGCTAAAGCAACAGAAAAGTCAAAAGACAAGTTAGAAAAGCGTTTTTCTAAGATTAGTAGGCAAAGAGATGAAGCTAAATCTCGTGCTGATGCCTTAGAAGCTCGTTTAAGAGAAGTTGAAGCAAAGGCAAATCCTCAAACAATAGCCCAAACAGCTAATGCAGAAGATAAGCCACAAGCAAGCCAATTCAATGATGCTTTTGAATATGCAGAAGCATTAGCGGAATGGAGTGCTGAAAAGGCGTTGAAAGATAGAGATATTGCGGATCAACAGCGTAAAGCTGAAGAAGAACGCAATAAAGTAGCAGAAAGTTGGAATAAAAAAGTAAGTAAAGCTAAGGAAGCTATACCTGACTTTAATAAGGTTGTATCGAAAAGCACAGTAGTTGTATCTGATGCAGTTCGTGATGCCATTTTAGAATCAGATGTTGGCCCACAAATTCTTTACCATCTTGCTTCCGATGATGATTTTGCTCAATCTATTGCATCAATGCCAGCTATTAAAGCTCTTAAAGAAAT